AGTGATCGTAATGTACACAGAATATATCAAGGACACGAAAAAGAAACAAACAAAAGAGTTATTATATCTACTTGGCAATCAATTTATAATCTGCCTAAAAAATGGTTTTCACAGTTTGGTATGGTGATTGGTGACGAGGCACACTTATTTAAGGCAGTTTCATTAACAAAGATAATGTCTAAATTAGAAAAATGTAAATATAGAGTTGGTCTTACAGGTACATTAGATGGTACTAAAACTCATAAGTTAGTATTAGAAGGTTTATTTGGTACAGTAAATAAAGTTGTATCTACAAGTGAACTACAAGAAAAGAAACAACTTGCTGATTTAAAAATATTCTGTTTAGTATTACAACACGATAAAGACGCTAGACATTTTTTAAAAGATAAGTCATACCAAGAAGAAATGGATTATTTGGTTTCTAACGAAAAAAGAAATAAATACATTAGAAATTTAACTTTGTCTTTACAAGGTAATTCGTTATGTTTATTTCAGTATGTTGAAAAACACGGTGAAATATTAAAACAATTAATAGAAGATAAAGCACAAGATAAAAAAGTGTTTTATGTTCACGGAGGAGTAGAGGCAGATGAAAGAGAAAAAATACGTTTCATTACTGAAAAGTCGGACAATGCTATCATTATTGCTAGTTACGGCACTTTTTCTACTGGTATTAATATTAGGAATTTACATAACATTGTTTTTTCTAGTCCCTCTAAATCTCGTATCAGAAATTTACAATCTATTGGTCGTGGATTAAGATTAAAAGATAATGATTCTTCAGCAACTTTATATGATATATCAGATGATTTAACTTACAATGAGAAAGAGAATTACACTTTAGCTCATTTTAGGGAAAGGATAAATATTTACAATGAAGAAGATTTTAACTATGAAATACATAACGTAGAACTAAAGTAATATGCACCAACCTCCACACAACATAAAAATTGTAAAGTTAGTTAATGGTGAAGATGTTGTAACTCTAATGCCTACAGGCAAAGAACAGTTACCAGAAACACACAATTTAGTTAGATTATCTAAACCATTATTAATTAAGTATGTACCACAAATGACTATGAGTGGATTTAAAGATTATGTTGCATTAATAAAATGGTGTGCTTATACTCCTGATATTATTGTAACAATACCAAAAGATAAGATTATGACTATTACAAACGCATCCGTAGAAATGGCAAAAAGTTATTTAAATGTTTCTAGTGAATATAATAAAAAACCTGTTCCGATTAATAATGAAAAGTATGAATCGCAAAGATTGACAGACGACCAGAATGAAAAAGTTAATGAATTACTTGAAGAATTTGATGATGATGAGGAAGATCAAACTATACATTAATAGTATCTATAGCTATTCTTCTCAATTCCCCGCTACACGCTCCATTATACATAAATTTGATTTAAAGTCAATGCTGTTACGGAGTAAAAAAACATTTATTGTAAACACTTAAAACATTGACATTTGAAAGGAAATATAGTATATTAATATTATGGCAGCAAAAAAAGAACATTACGTAAATAACAAAGAATTTTTAGAGGCAATGAAAGCCTATAGAAAATCAGTTCATAAAGCAAAAAAAGAAAAGCGAGAGAAACCGCCAGTATCAGATTACATTGGTAGTTGTTTTTTAAAGATTGCAAATCACCTATCATATAGACCTAATTTTATCAATTATACTTTTAGAGATGATATGATTAGTGATGGTATTGAGAATTGTTTACAATATTTGGATAACTTTAATCCAGCAAAGTCAAACAATCCTTTCGCTTACTTTACTCAAATCATCTATTACGCCTTTATAAGAAGAATACAGAAAGAGAAGAAACAAGTTACAATTAAAAATAAACTTATTACAGAGTCTAATTATGATGATATGACACTTCAACCAGGTGAAGATAAAGAGTTTAAGAATCAGTTTACTGAATTTCTTAAAAAGAATATGCCTATTGAAGAACAACAAAAAATAGCAGATAGTAACAAAAAGAAGAAAACAAGAAAGAAAAAAGTCACAAGTAATTTAGATTACTTTATGAGTTATGAAAATAGCATTACTGAATGACACACACTTCGGATGCCGTAACGACTCACCTGCATTTATAAGTTATCAAAATCGTTTCTATGATGAGATATTTTTTCCATATCTAGTAGAAAACAAAATTGATACACTAATACATTTAGGTGACGTGGTTGATAGAAGAAAGTTTATTAACTTTAATACAGCACATAATTTTCAAAAGAAGTTTTGGAAACGACTATGGGATCTAAAAATAGATACTCATATTATATTAGGTAACCACGATACCTATTATAAAAATACAAATGAAGTAAACTCAATTCAACAACTTGTTACAACGTTTGATGGTGTAAACGAACCTTGGATATATACAGGACCTAAAGAAATAGAGTTAGGTGGATGTCGTATGTTATTTTTACCTTGGATATGTGATGACAACTACGAAGATTCAATACACGCAATAGATAATGCTACTGCTGATATTTGTTTTGGCCATTTAGAAATAAAAGGTTTTGAAATGCACAAAGGCGTAGTTAACGATCACGGTTTAGAAAGAGGTCAATTTAAACGATTTGAAAAAGTTATATCAGGTCACTTTCATAAAAAATCAGATGATGGTCACATTTATTATTTAGGAACACAATATCAGATTATGTGGTCAGATTATAATTGTCCTAAAGGTTTTCATATCTTTGATACTGAAACAAGAGAATTAGAAAGAATATCTAACCCATTAGAAATATTTAAAAAGATAATATATGATGATAGAGAAAAAGACTATACTAATTTTGATTTAACACCTTATGAAAATTGTTTTGTTAAATTATTTGTATCACATAAAACAAATGAAGAAATGTATAATAAATTTGTTGAAAAGTTTTATAATAAAACTAATATACACGAATTACAAATAGTTGAGGATCCAGTTGATATTAAAACAACAGTAAGATCAGATATATTAGATCAAGGTGAAGATACTATGACATTTTTAAATAACTACATAGATCAAATAGATACCGATTTAGATAGAAAAAAATTAAAAGATGTTACAAAAGAATTATATGTTGAGGCAAATGAGTGATAGTATTTAAAAAAATAAAATATAAAAACTTTTTATCTACAGGTAATACACCCATAGAAGTAGATTTAAGAAAGTCGCCTACCACACTTGTTATTGGTCAAAATGGTTCTGGTAAATCTACTTTACTTGACGCATTATGTTGGGCATTATTTAATAAACCATTTAGAATAATTAAAAAAGAACAAATGATAAACACAATCAATCAATCAGATTGTGAAGTTGAAATAGAGTTTGATGTAGGTACAAAACAATATAAAATAAAAAGAGGTGTTAAACCTAATTTATTTGAAATCTACTGTAATGGTGAAATGATAAATCAAAATGCTTCAAACATAGATTATCAAAAATATTTAGAAACTAATATAATGAAATTAAACTATAGATCATTTATTCAAGTTGTTATATTAGGGTCTTCTTCATATGAACCATTTATGAAAATGAAGGCAAGATATAGACGAGATGTTGTTGAAGAAATATTAGATGTAAAAGTATTTACTCAAATGGATTTATTATTAAGAGATCAACAAGGTCAATTATCAAAAGAGATATTAGATGTACGNCATAAATGTGATTTGATTGAAACAAAATATGAAACAGAAATGAAACATTTTAAATCTTTGTCAGACCTAAACACAAATGATATTGATGATAAAAAACTACAATTAGAAAAACAAACAAAATCAAAAGAAGAATACAACGTAAAGATAAANNAATTAAACAATCAAATAGATTCATTTAAAGAAGAACTAGAAGGCAAAGAAGAAGCAGATAATAAGTTAAAACAGTTACTAAAAATGGAAACTAAAATAGAACACAATTTACATAGTCATAAAAAAAATTTAGACTTTTTCCAAGAAAACGATAACTGTCCTACGTGTACTCAAAAACTAGAACCAGAATTTAGAGGTGAAAAGATTGCATATGAAAAAGGTAAAGTTACCGTATTAGAAGACGGTGTTAAAAAATTAAATGGTGAAGTCACAAAGATGGAAGAAAAAGTTAATCACTTTGGTGCCATATCTAAAAAACTATCAGATTTATATGTTGATATAGCAAAAGTAAATACATCATTAGAAGAAATGAATAGTTATAGTGATAGAATACATAAAGAAATATCAATGTTAGAAAACAAACAAACAGATAGTAAAAAGATTGCCACAGATTTACAACAACTAAAAGAAGAATTAGAAAATGTTAAAGTTGAAAGAGATAGAGTAACCAATGAAAAGAAATATGTAGATGTATTAAGAGAAGTATTAAGTGACAAAGGTGCAAGAGGACATATCATAAAGAAATATATACCTATTATCAATGGTTTAATTAATCAATATCTACAGGCAATGGACTTCTTTGTATCGTTTCATTTAGATGAAGAATTTAACGAAACAGTAAAAAGTCGTCATAGAGATACATTTAATTACAATAGTTTTAGTGAAGGTGAAAAATTAAGAATAGACCTTGCGTTATTATTTACTTGGCGAACTATTGCTAAAATGAAAAATAGTGTTAATACAAACTTACTAATACTTGATGAAATCTTTGATAGTAGTTTAGATACACAAGGCACAGATGATTTCTTTAAAATTATTAGTAAATTAAATAATGAAAATGTTTTTATTATATCACACAAAGGTGATATTTTGTTTGATAAATTTACCAACATATTAAAATTTGAGAAGTATAAGAACTTTACAAGATTACAGCAAACATAGGAGATACAATGAAAGAACTAAAATTAATACCACCAACAGATCCAAGAGTGTTAACTGCAATTGCACCTTTTAATGAAGATATGTTAAAAGAAGAAGGATTTAAAGATAGAAAAGAACTATCAGAAAAAATGTTTGACGCAATGAAAAAATATGGTGGTATCGGTTTATCTGCTAATCAAGTAGGTTTACCATTTAATATGTTTGTTTTAGGTGATCATCCACAATTAGAAAATGGTTTAAAGATGACTTGTTTTAATCCTGTAATTATATCAAGTAGTGAAGAAACAAATGTTATGAAAGAAGGTTGTTTAACTTTTCCTTTTGTATTTCTTTCTATTACTAGACCTCGTAAAGTTACAGTTAAATATGAAGATGAAAACGGTGATTTAAAAGAAGGTCATTTAGACGGTATGATTAGTAGAGTCTTTCAACACGAATATGATCATATGTTAGGTAGAGTATTTACAGAATATGCTAGTAAAATGAAACTAGATATGGCATACAAAAAGGCAGAAAAAGAAATGGATAGATATAAGAAGTATCAAAATGCCCAAAAAAAGTAAAACATACATACACGTAAACCAACACGTAATCAGATCAAATAAGAAACACGATAAAAATGATCCTGTGATTACAATAAAACAAGGCAGTAAGAATACATATTGCCACGAGGTAGAAGTATTAGGACCAAGTAAGATTGTTT